GCTGATAGGTATCTCATTTGCGCTTGACGGAGGACATCAACAGTCAGCAACTGCTGTATGCGCTTTTGGCATCACAGCAAAAAGAAAGGTTATACTGCTTGATACATGGTACTATTCACCAGCTGGCCAAGTCGTCAAGAAAGCGCCTAGCCAGCTATCACAAGATATTAACAGTTTTATCAATCGGGTTGTGGATAAGTACAAAGTGCCAGTCTTGCAATACACAATCGACAGCGCAGAGGGCGCTTTGCGTAATCAAATGTATCTTGACTTTGCTATTAGATGGCATCCAGTAGCTAAACTTAAAAAGGTAACAATGATTGATAGTTTTCAATCGTTATTGGCACAAGGTCGCTTTTATTACCTTGATACAGAAAATAACAAGATATTTATTGAGGAACATAAAATGTACAGATGGGATGAGAAGACTATCAAATCAGATAACCCTAATGTAATCAAAGAAGATGACCATACATGCGACACCGCGCAGTATTTTGTGTTAGATAATGCTAAAATACTAGGCTTGCGCGTGGGTAACACATAAGGAGGGCAGACATGAGCCTATTTCAGAAAGTAAAAGACTTTTTCAGTCGCGGGAGGTATAACATGCAAACATCAAATCTAAGCAGCATTCTCGATCATCCAAAAATTGCTGTAACACAAGAGGAATTTAAACGCATTCAGCATAATTTAACTTATTATCAATCAAAATGGGCTGATATTGAGTACGTCAACACGGATGGTGATAGAAAACATCGCCCAATGAACCACTTGCCAATCGCTCGTACAGCAGCGAAGAAGATTGCTAGCTTGGTTTACAACGAACAAGCGGAAATTTCAGCGGATGATGAAACACTAAACAAGTTTTTGAATGACATGCTGGCTAATGACCGCTTTAACAAGAACTTTGAGCGATACCTTGAGAGTTGCTTAGCACTTGGTGGGCTTGCTATGCGTCCATACGTTGATGGTGATAAAATCCGTGTGGCATTTATCCAAGCACCCGTATTTTTGCCGTTGCAAAGCAACACGCAAGATGTTTCTAGCGCTGCTATTCTAACTAAAACAATCAAGTCAGAGGGCAAAACAAACGTATATTACACGCTTGTTGAGTTTCATGAATGGGTAACGGCTGATGGATCTGAAATTGGCAGCACAAAAGACAAGAGCTTATATCGCATCACTAACGAGCTGTACAAATCTAACACAGATAACTCATTAGGTCAGCGCGTGAACTTGTCTGAATTGTATCCAGATCTAGAGCCTGTAACTGTGTTGAAAGACTTATCGCGTCCGCTATTTACTTATCTGAAAACGCCCGGAATGAACAACAAAGATATTAACAGTCCGTTAGGTCTATCTATCTTTGACAATGCCAAAACGACTATTGACTTTATCAATCGAACTTATGACGAGTTTATGTGGGAAATCAAAATGGGTCAACGTCGGGTAATCGTGCCAGAACAATTGACACAACTAAAGGTGCAGAATAAAGACGGCTCTATTACATTCAAACGGCGTTTTGATATTGACCAGAATGTGTACATGCAAATAGCGACAGGCAACATGGATAACGGCAATATCATTGACATTACAACGCCTATTCGCTCGTCTGATTACATTTCAGCCATTTCAGAGGGATTAAAACTTTTTGAAATGCAAATTGGGGTATCTAGTGGCATGTTTACGTTTGATGGCCAAGGGGTCAAGACAGCAACCGAGATTGTAAGCGAAAACTCTGACACTTACCAAATGAGAAACAGCATTGTGGCGCTGGTAGAGCAATCTATCAAAGAGCTTTGCATCTCTATGTGTGAACTGGGTAAAGCCGTTAATATTTATACAGGAAACATCCCAGAACTAGATGATATTTCTGTTAATCTTGATGATGGAGTCTTTACTGACAGACATGCAGAGCTTGATTATTGGATGAAGATGGTAGCGGCTGGATTTGCGACACAGAAAAGAGGCATTGCAAAGACCCTCAACATCACAGAGGATGAAGCGGCTCAGGAACTTGCTGAAATCAATGGAGAATTGCCACTAGAAAATGATGCAGAACTAGCGCTATACCATAAACGAGGAGCAGTAGGAAATGAAGAAGCCAACGCTTAATGATCAGCAATTTTCTTTACATATGCAAGGTGTTTCTGATATTTATGCTAAGATGCAGATTGAACTATTTGACAGCATGATTAAACGGTTGAAAGAGCGTGGCACGGCTGACTTGCAAGAAAATCCGTACATTTGGCAACTGGAAAAGCTAAACGATATGCACATGCTCAACGAAGATAATCTCAAGGTCATTGCTGAACGTACAGGAATAGCAGAGAGCCTGTTGCGTGATGTGATTGCTAACGAGGGATTAAAGGTCTATAAGGACACTAAACAGCAGCTAGAAGAAGATTTGGGTAGGTCAGCAAGTGGTATTGGTAGAAATGGCGTGATAGATAGTTTAGAGGCTTACACGACACAAGCTGTTAGCGACCTCAATCTTATTAACACGACACTACCAGAGAGCATTCAAGATGTTTTTAAGTCAGTAGTTGAGCAAACTGTGGCGCAGGTTGTGGCAGGTACTAAAACAAGCGATAAGGCTTTACATGAAACTATTATGAGCTGGCAGAAAAAAGGGTTTACTGGCTTTACAGATGCAGCAGGTAGAGAATGGCGGGCTGATAGTTATGCACGCGCCATTATTAAAACAACAACTTACAGAGTATATAATGAAATGCGCACTAGACCGGCGGAGGAATTAGGAGTTGATACGTTTTACTACTCTATTAAACGCACAGCGCGCCCAGCGTGCAGCCCAATTCAAGGCAAAATAGTAACAAAGGGTGAAAGTCGTACAGAAAATGGCATCAAAGTCTATTCGCTGTATGATTATGATTACGGAGCAGCTGGCGGATGTCTCGGCGTGCATTGTGGTCATTACTTAACGCCTTTTATTATTGGCGCTAATGAATTGCCAGACTTACCGGATTATCTAAAAGGCCTTACGCCAGAACAAGCCGAAGAGAACGCACGTATCGAGGCTAAGCAAAGAGCTTTAGAACGTGCTATTAAGCATCATAAAGAGCGGTTGCATTACGCAAATACCATGAATGATGATGAGCTGATACAAGCTGAGCGGTTGAAAGTTAGAATGTATCAAAACAAAATCAAAAACCTTGTGGATAACTACGATTTTCTGCATCGAGATTACAGCAGAGAAAAAATATATACATAATGGGTGTTGCTAATAGCAGCGCCCTTTTTTGTTACCTAAAACCGTAAAAAATCCCATTACATCAAAGGTATATTAAAAAAGTAAATAATATTTTGCTTGAGGTGGGAGTTATCCACCTAAAAAGAACTAGGAGGGTATAAATGGCATTTACAACTGATGAACTACTCAAACTTGGGTTGACAGAAGAACAGGCTAAAGAAGTATTTGCATTGCGTGGCAAAGAACTAAATGCAGACAAATCAGCCTTAGACACTATCACCAAAGAACGAGATAGTCTCAAAAATCAATTGCAAAACGCAGAAGCACAGCTTGAAACGTTGAAAACAGATGCAAATACAAGCGCTGAACAAAAAGAAGCACTTGATAAATTGCAAGCTGAATACGACAAATACAAAGCAGATGCAGAAGCTGAACTTGCAAAAACAAACAAGGTGAACGCTATCAATCTTGCTTTGAAAGATACAAAGGCACACAATCCAGCAGCTTTGATGAAGTTTATTGATGTGGATGCTATTGAACTTGACGACAACGGCAAACCTAAACTTGATGAAGTCATCAACGGACTAAAAGAGAGTGATCCTTATCTTTTCCAAGTAGATGAAAGCAAACCAAATCCAACAATTGTACCCGGTGGCAATCCAGCTGCTGGTGCAGACAACCCAGAAGCAGCATTCGCAGCAGCTTTGGGATTAACACAATAAAGAGGAGGAAAAGTAGATGTCAATCAATTACATCACTAAACATGAGGGCGTATTTGAAAAACGTCTTATGCAAGGGTCATTGACCTCTATTCTTGAGACACCGCGCGTAAATTGGCTTGGTGCACGTTCATTTGAACTACCAACCATTTCTGTAACGGGATATAAGGCACATACGCGCTCAAAAGGTTACAATGCCGGAACTGTCTCAAACGACAAGAACGTTTATACACTTGGCTTTGACCGAGATGTTGAATTCTTTGTAGATACAGCAGATGTCGATGAAACAAATCAAGAGCTTTCAATGGCGAATATTTCAAATACATTCATCACAGAGCACGCAACACCAGAAGTGGATGCGTATCGTTTTTCTAAAATTGCAACTAATGCAATCACTAACAATCATTTCAAACAAGAAGATGACTATTCAGAAGCCAATGTTTATTCACGTTTGAAAGCGGCTATTCTGCCCATCCGTAAATTTGGAGCAGGGAATATTGTCATTTATGTTTCAAGTGAAATCATGGATTTCTTGGAACGCTCAAAAGATTTCACTCGCTCAATTGCGACAACATCACCACAAGGAATTGATACCCGTGTTACATCACTTGATGGAGTACAACTTATCGAGGTTTGGGATGATGCACGTTTCAAAACTCAATTTGATTTTACTACTGGTTTTGTGAAAGCCAGCGGCGGTAAAGACATCAATTTCTTGATTGTTGCTAAACCAGCTGTAATTGCTAAAGCTAAATTTAACTCAATTTATCTTTTTGCACCCGGCCAACATACTGAGGGAGATGGCTATCTTTATCAAAATCGCTTATACCATGACCTTTTTGTCTTGAAATCTCAAGAAGATGGGGTTTATGTTTCTCATAAATCAGCATAGGAGGTAACAGATATAGATGAAGAAATATTTCAAAGAAAATCAAGTTTACAGCGTGCAAGAGGGCAGTGTTCTTGAGACTCAATTGATTTCTGATGGTTTTGAAGAAGTTGTTGAAACTGAATCCCAACTAAAAGGTAAGAAAAACGATGATGGGTAAGGAGGTGTAAATTATGGCGCTTTATAAAGCACAAAAAAACATTTACTTTACTAGTCTTAATAAAGATGTTGTTATCGGTGAAACTATTGACCTTGACAAAGAATACGCAGATACAGTGAATGCTGATTTAAAGCCGGTGTTTACGGATGTTGAAGCTGTACTTGTGCTGGTTGATGAAGAACATAAACTGCAAAACGCAGAACTTGACAGTAAACTTGATACAGAAGCAGCAAGTGATGCGATGAATTAAAACAAGGGGTGGCAACGCCCTTTATTTTAAGGGGAGGTTACACATGACTTATTTAACAAAAGATGAGTTTGTTGGAATGGGCTTTGATGAGGTAACTGACTTTGACAAACTAGCAAACAGGGCTGAAATTGCTATCAATCTTTACACTCAAGGCATTTATCAAAGATACATTGACTTTGAGAAAGAGGCTGATTATCGTAGAAATGCTGTAAAGCTAGCTATGGCTTTTCAGATTGCTTATTTAGATAGCTCTGGCATCATGACAGCCGATGACAAACAAACCATGTCAAGCGTTTCTATTGGTCGTACATCAATCACCTATAACGGCTCACAAAGTGGGTCAGCAGGTCAAGTATACAACCTTTGCTTGGATGCTGAAAACGCCCTAAAACAAGCTGGATTTAGCTTAATTGTGGGAGTTGATTATGATAGATAAACGCTTATTACAAGATGCTATTACAGTTCGCAAAGTTGCGGGCAAAAATGATTTTGGAGATATTAAGTATTCTGATCCACTGGATGTTAAACCAGTACGGTTTGATAGGTCGGTGAGTGTCATAGGTACTAATAACTCTAAAACGAGGCAGAAAGCAGGAGTTATCTATATTTATCCAAAATTTGCAAATGTGACAGTTGATGATAGTTGGCTAGGTGCAACTGTGAATGATGGAGCGCGTGATTATACTATCACAGGCTATCAACCTAATTACCTTAACGGGAAAATATTTAGCTATGAAATCGAGGTGATTTGATGGCTGATGTCAAAGTTACGGTTAATTTAGATGGTGTCAAACGTAAAGTGTCACCAGAAAATTTGAAACGTGGCAAATTAGCAGCAGCTAGCCAAGCAATGCTAATAATGGATCCGTATATCCCTATGAGAAGTGGCCCTTTAAGAGCTTCTGGACGTGTTGAATCTAACGGGGATGTCAGTTATAACACAGTCTATGCCAGAGCACACTTTTACGGTAGCAACGGTATTGTGACATTTAGAAGATATACAACCGCTGGTACAGGCAAAAGGTGGGATAAGCCATTAAAAGCTAATATTGACAAGCTAAAGCAAGCAGCCGTTAGAGCGATGGGGTTGAGATGATACAAGATAACAAAAACTTTCAGGAGGTGCTGTTAGCACATATCAATAAAATCAATAATCTACCAATGAAAGCGCGCCTTGATTATTTTGAGGATGATAAGGATGACTTAGTTATCAACGCTATACCCGGTGGAACAATTGATAAGGAATACATGGATGGCACAAGAGAGGTATCGTTGCCGTTTGAAATCGCTGTTAAATGTAAGAGCAATAAAAAGGCTAGTGATACTATTTGGCTTATCAATGGGGACTTATCAGAATTTGATATTGAGTTACATAGTACCGACAACACATATACTTTTCTTTCTCTTGATGTCGGAAAACCCGGCATCAACGGAAAAGATGAACAAGGTTACTTTGTCTATACTTTGCAAGTAACCGCTAAATTAGAAATCGCAGGAGGATAAATACATGGCACGTCAAAAAAATGCCAAGCGCAAACACTTAATCGCGCCTTTCAGCCCAGAAAAAGCTGATATTGTACCAGAAGATAGCGAATTTATGCCGCTAGCAAAATACATTGAAAGTATTGAAGACGATACAGATGAAGAAACGGATGATACTGGATACTATGACGGTGATGGTACACCAGAGGAAACAGTAACATCTGTATCTGGAGCTTATACAGTATCGGGTATTTACGATGCTGATGATAAAGCCCAAGCCCATATTGCAAACATGCGATATAAGATTGGTGAGGGTCGTCGTGTATGGCATCGTGTGATTGAATCGAACAACAAAAAGTCATTTACTCAAGTTGCAAATGTTTCTGAAATCAAGGCAGGATCTGGAGATGCAACAGATTATGAAGAATTTGGCTGCAAACTTAAATGGATCAAAGCGCCGATTGAAAAAGGCATTACAGGTTAATAAACAAACACTTTGGAGGAAATAGAGAACATGGCACGTACTTATAATTTTGGAAATCTAAAGGATGTTACGACGTTCAATATCGGAGATGTCACCCTTGAATTTCAACCAACGGATGAAAAGAGCGAGTTGCTCGAGAAGAAATCTGCCGAACTAAAGAAAAAAGCCGAGCAGATTGATGAATCTGGGACGGAGTGGGAATTGCGAAAAGAACTCAAGGATTTGCTAGACGAGTTCTTTACAGCAGCTTTTGATAGCGAAGCACCACAAAAACTTTACAATGCTTGTGGTCAGAATACAATTTCTTATCTCAAGTTATTCTTGCAGATTGCTGATGCTTTGCGAGAAGTCAACGAAGAAAAACAAAACGATGAAACATTCAAGAAGTATCTTGCTGAATAATGTTTGATATTTCCAAAAAAATGGATGACAAGCTGATACTTAATGAAAAAGAGTATCAGCTTTTTCTATCGTTTGACAGGGTATTGTGGGTCTTTGATATGTGGAGTAAGCCGCATATCCCAGCACAATTAAAACCTAAATTAGCATTAGCTAAATTAACTGATGATGAGAGCTTTAAAGACATGAAAGCTATGGAGGCTATGGAACTCTATCAAGAGGTTTTCGATAAGTATATCAAGGTTATTAAAGCTATTGATGAGGTTGATAGGTATGACATCGAGGGGAATGTACTACCTAAAAGACCCAAAGATGACCCGGAAAATGATGAAAAGCCCTTGTTTAATATCAAATATGATGGCGAGTACATTTTTTCATCGTTTATGCAAGCCTATCACATTGATTTGATTGAGGAGCAGGGGCGGTTGCATTGGCAAAAGTTTAATGCTCTTTTATCTGGATTACCAGATGGCACTAAATTTGTAGAAGTGATGAAAATTAGGGCGTGGAAACCCTCAAAAAGTGACACTCCAAAAGAAATACGAAGAATGCGTGAACTGCAAGAAGAATACGCATTACCAAATTAACGAAGAAAGGAGGTAGTTATGGCAGATGGAAAAGTAACCATCCAAGTCGATTTGGATGGTGCTAATGCTCAAAGTGGTATCAAAAGAATTAAAGGGCTTTTGCAAGGGCTAGGTGATGTCTCTAAGAAAAGTCTAGGCAGTGGTATTAAGGGAACGCTCGCTTTTGGTGCTGCTTTTGGTGCTGCAAGTAAAGTGGTATCTACTGCAATGGGGGCTATTTCTAGCTCTATGAGTGGGGCGGTTAGTCGTGTTGATACCATGAACCGCTTTCCAAAAATGATGGAGGCAATGGGCTTTTCGGCTCAAGATGCCAAGAGTTCCATTGATGAACTTTCTAAGGGGATTGATGGACTGCCAACCGCTCTTGATGAGGTGGTAGGAACTACCCAACAGTTAGCCTTGATGAATGGTGACTTAAGTAAGTCAACCAAATTAACTTTAGCGCTTAATGATGCCTTTCTAGCCTCTGGATCATCATCAGCTGATGCAAGCCGTGGATTAACCCAATTTAGTCAGATGATGTCATCAGGCAAGGTTGATATGCAATCGTGGAAAACTCTTATGGAAACCATGCCTTTAGGATTGCAGAAAACAGCAGAGGCATTTGGTTTTGCTGGAGCATCTGCTAAAAATGACCTTTATGAGGCTCTGAAAAAAGGGACTATCACCTTTGACCAATTTTCGGACAAGCTAATTGAACTTGATGGCGGATTGAATGGTTTTGCACAATTGGCGCGCGTAAACTCAATTGGTATTGCAACATCATTTAAGAATATTAAAACAGCAGTAGTGCGTGGTGTCGCAAACATGATACAAGCCTTTGATAAAGCTGCTCAAGCGGCTGGATTGGGTGGCATTGCAGAGAACCTGAACAAGGTTAAATCTGCTGTTAGTGCAGCGTTTAACGCTATCAATGGGCAAATTGGGAAATTTGTAAATACTGCTGTATCAACTTTTAAGAAGATATTTAATAACAAGAGTTTAGTGAGCTTAGAAACGGCTTTACACTCTGCTAAAACGGCTATTGATGTAGTTAAAGACGCGTTAAGTGCTGGTATCAATAGCGGTGGTTGGATATTTACTGCACAGATAGCGGTTAAAACGGCTATTTCGGTGTTTTCTAACGCCTCGCTAGCTGTTGCTAAGTTTGTGAATGCTTTTGCGGAAACTGGCGCGATAGCTAATTTTAGGATGATGATCAACAACATTTTAGAAACCGTTCAAAGTGTTGTTAAGAAATTCAATGATAGTGATATTGCAAGTGGATTAGGTACGGCCTTTGGAAACTTAGTTAAAACAGCGTCCAATGCTTTTGCGGAGCTTGGTAAAAGTATCAATTGGGACAATGTGATTTCTCACCTTTCGACAGTCGCAATAAACCTTATGAATATAGCATCGACGGTTATTCCTGCTTTGACCAAAGGATTGGCTGCGGTTGTCAATATCATTGCCGCTATCGGTAGTAGTAGCTCATTCCAATTATTATTAAAAGGCATTGAATTAGCTGTACAAGGTATTTCTAAACTTGTACAAGGGATAGCTGATTTCTTTGCCAAAACCAATGGCGCAGCTGTCGATACAGGGGTTATCTTTGCTGGTTTAGCAGCATTAGTCGCTAAAGTCTTTGGTGGTGGCATAAGGAACTCTATCGGCATAGTAAAAGGTGCGATTAGTGGATTATTGTCTCATATCCCTATAATTGGTCGATTATTCAAAGCAAGTGGTAATACTGCTCAAGAAGCTATGGACAAAGCTGCTGGATCAGCTGGTAAAAGTGTTTCAAAAATAGCTCAAATTATTAACAGTCTAGGGAACATCTTGAAGTCTGCCGGGCAAGCTATTTCAACAGCCTTTCGAGGTATAGGCTCAAGTATAGCAACCGTCTTAAAAGGCTTAGGCTCAAGTATTTCAAGTATTTTCCAATCTTTGGGTGCTGGGATAGCCACAGCAGCAAAGGGAATAGGTTCTGGGCTTTCAACAGCTTTCCAAGGCATCGGTAAGGCTATATCTATGATGAACCCTGCAACAGTATTGGCTATAGCGGCTGCTATTTTAGCGGTAGGAGCTGCATTTGCTTTGGCGGGCAGTCAAGGCGAAGGTATCAAGACTATGCTTGAGGGAGTAGGAAATGTGATTGTGTCAGTAGGCGCAGCTATTTCTAATTTTGTAAGCACAGTTATTTTATCATTTGCTCAAGCGTTGGCGATTGTTATTCCGTCATTAGCTAAACTCTCGCCTCTAGTAACAGCGGTAGGTCAAGCGTTTGCTACAGTTATTACTGCCATTGGTGGAGTAGCCCCTCAATTGGGTGTGCTAATTGCTTCAATTGGTAGTGCTGTGTCTGAAATTATCGGGGCTGTATCTAACTTAGTGACAGCCTTTGCACCTATAGTTGAAATAATGGCGAATACTTTTGTCCGCGTCGTAGAAGTGGTTATGTCCGCTGTGCCTCAAATCATTTCAGCTTTGACGCCGCTAGCACAAATATTCTCAACAACTTTCGTTGAGATTACCTGGATTGTATCACAAGCTATTGTCCAAATTGTACAGGCGTTAGCGCCATTTATTCCGGCTATAAGCGGGATGGTTACTGCTTTAGCTCCTGTATTGCAATCACTCGTAGACGCTTTTAACAACTTAATCAGTCAGATAAGACCAATAATTGATAGCATAACTAATCTATTTAAAACATTAGGAGAACAAATCAGGAATATTCTTGATGGTGCCAAGGGTGTTATAGAGGGGTTTGGTAGTGCTGTAAGGTCAATACTTGATGGTATAGCTGGAATCTTTGACTCAATCGGAAACGCTGCTTTAAATGCTGGTAAAGGCTTTAAAGAACTTGCTAAAGGCGTAGTGATGATTACTAACACCAATCTAGCGGATATGGCGGCATCTCTTGGAGCTGTTGCAGTTGGAGTTGGTAAGATTACAGCACAAAGTGGAGGTATGGCAAGTGCTGGGGCTGGTATGAAGTCACTAGGCCAAGGTTTGGTAATGGTGCAAGCAAGCGGAACTGCCGCTGCAAGCGTTTTGCAAACTCTCGCTAGTGCTGTCCCTGCCATTTCGTCGAGCATTACAGGTCTTGCACCAGCCATGACGCAAACGAGCGCAGCCATGGCCGCTTTTGCGGGAGGCGCAATCGCATCCCTTGTCGGCCTTAATGTTGCATCAAGTTTAGTGACTGCATTCAATGTTAGCCTTACCATGCTTTACAGTGCAATCACGAATACAGGCGGAGCAATCATCGCATTTGGTAGCAATGTAACTATGATGTCAACTGCTATGTCTACGATAGCGACATCAGCTTATCAAGTGACTACTGCTATCTATCAAATGCAAACTGCTATGTATCAGACATCTAGCGCAACTTTATCAGTTGGGCAAGCTCTATCATCTCTAAGAGCGATAGCTGCTGCTAGTATGTCCGGCATGGTTTCTGCCATTGGGGCATCTATGGCGCAAGCTCAAGCGATTATTCGCAGAGCAAGTCAAGAATTTGTCAGAGCTATTGCTAGTGCAGTACCTCTGATGAAGTTACACGGCTTACAAGCGGGTCAAGGAGCAGGCCAAGGTGTAACCGCAGGCATTAGATCAACTATTGGTCAAGCAGTTGCGGCAATGAGTGCCATGATTGCTGCCGTTCGCTCTGCCGGTATGTCTGGCGTTGGGTCGATGAATTATATTGGAGCTATGATTGGTCAAGGTCTTGCTGCTGGTATGTATTCGGCTTTAGGAGCTGTTACAGCTGCCGCTAATGCTCTTGTAGCACAAGCAGAGAGAGCTGCACAAGCTAAAGCCAAAATTCACTCACCATCAAGATTATTCCGCGATAATGTCGGTCGCTTTATCTCGCAAGGGATAGCGGTTGGTATTATGGCTGATGCTTATAAGGTAGATGATGCAATAGGTGGTATGTATGACCAAATTCAAGCATTTAGTTTTAAAGCAGAGGATGTGATTGGCGTTGGTAAATCTAAGCTCTCTAAAGTTGTACAGGTAAAATCTGACCTCGAAAATGCAATAAAAGCGACTGTTGAGGTTGCTAAAGAGAAATCTAACGACCTGATGGGAAAGGCGCTTGATGTTGCAGAAGAGGCGGTTAAGCGACCGGTTAGCTTAATTGTGAAAGATGAAGAAGTTGCTCGTACAACAGGAGATGCCATGACTGCTTACCAAACCAAACAAACAATACGAGATAACAGAATGAGAGGAATACTGACATGACAAAAGAGATGACATTCGACGGGGTTGATATGTCGCGCTTTTTCCGAATTACAAACATTATTCGCCCAGTAGGAAACAAAAGGAGCATCACAACTGATGATGCTCCCAGCTTGGGCGTTAATGTTCAGCAAGTAAAGCGTGGTGCGAAAGAGCATACTATTAAATTTGACATGAAAACCATGACAGCAATGGAAATGGAGCGCCTCAAACACGAACTAGCGGGTGTCCTGAATGTGTTAGAGCCGGTAAAAATCATATATGGCGATGAACCAGATAAGTATTATATGGGTTTGCCTGTTGATGATATAACGCCTGACAACATCACAAGATGGTTTCAGCGGTCAGAGTTTAAAATTCTCATTCCGGACGGAGTTGCTCATTCTACTGCTTACAAGCGGTTTGACAATCCAAAAGTAGAAACAGACAAGATTGTTTTTGATTTGGTTAATAACGGGAATGTGGATGCTGAACCTATTATCACCATTAAGCACAATGCAGAAAATGGCTATATAGGCGTTGTTAATGCTAAAGGCGCTCTTGAGGTTGGTAATCGTGAAGAAGCGGACACAGAGCAGTATAAACAGTCTGAAATCCTATTTGATTACGTTACTAACAATGGCATTGTTAAGGGGTTACAACAAGGACAAAAGAATGCCGCTATTTTGAATGATTTGAGTCAAAATCTCAATGGCACTTTGGGGATTGATAATACGTGGGGTCGGCCGCACATAGCTCTCACAAATCGTGGTAGTGGTACACGACCAAACAACGCAGGCTCTGTTAGTTGGGAAATTCCTCTTGATAGCAGTAAGCAACACGGCGCGCTTAATGAGTATATTTGGTGGAGACAGATTTTTTGGCTCGGTTCTGCTAATCAACTTGGATTTATCAAGATTGCTATTTCGGATACAGAGGGGCAATTTTTATATGGGGTAGAAACCATCAAACGTGCTAACGGTCTTGATGTTGAATACAACTTTTTAGCATCCAATGGTAAAGGTGGGTATAACCTTATCAAACAATGGGTATTTAAAGGAACGCACGAGGAAACAGCTAATCCATTCAACGAGCCACGCGGTTGGTCGGATTTACTTAGACGCGATGACATGGTTCAAGTGTATTGGTGGGGCTCATATCCACAGTTCCATATCCCAGAAATTAAAGGGAAAAAGTCGGCTAAAATTCATGTAGCTTTAGGCACATTTGGTAACAGGCCACAAGTTACTCACATGTACCTTGATGATATTGTGTACCGCAAGGACTTTGTGACAGGCATCAGAGATATTCCAAATCGCTATCGAATGGGTTCTGTTGTCATTCTAAATAGCGAAAATGACACGGTTACAGTAGATGGAATAGAAAAAGCAGGGGATATTGTGGACGCTCCAACTTTCATCAAAATACCGCCCGGAAAATCACAACTTGAGATGTATTTTTCAAGTTTTATCAAGAAAACACCAACAATCACAGTCAATTTTGAAGAAAGGCATTTGTAATGTTAATAACCATTCACGATGCGAACTTACAAAAAGTCGCATTTATTGATAACGATAAACAAGGAACTCTAAATTATTATAACGACGTTTGGACAAGAAACCTCGAAACAGGCTCATCAACCTTTGAATTTAGTGTGTTTAAAAAAGCTATTCAGTCTGATACGGCATTACATAAAACATATAACGCACTTAACAAAAAAGCCTTTATTTCGTTCAAGTATCACGGCAAAAGCTATGTATTTAGCGTGATGACGGTTGAAGAAAATGAGGACACCATCAAATGTTATTGTGAGAACCTCAATTTAGAGCTTATCAATGAGTATGCCAATCCATATAAATCAGATAAGCCTAAATCATTTGTTGAATATTGCAATGCAATGGATTTGTTAAATTTTACCCATTTAACAGTTGGCATCAATGAAATATCAGATAAGAAACTCACGCTTGAGTGGGAGGGACAAGATACAAAGCTCGCTCGTTTATTGAGCCTTGCAACGAAATTTGATGCGGAAATTGACTTTGACACTCAACTAAATGCAGATAGCACTATCAAGAGTTTTAAAGTCAATGTCTATCACGAAAATGATGATACGCATCAAGGTGTAGGTCGTGTGAGAAATGATGTCCAATTGGTTTACGGCAAAAACCTCAAATCAATCACCAGAAAGATTGATAAGACAGGTATTTATACAATGGTTGTGCCAACCGGCAAACGTACGGTTAAAAATGGTAAGGGTGAAGAGGTCGAGGAGATTGTGACTATTGGCAGCTTAAAACCTGCCTACTCTGAAAACAATAAAGATGGAGTTCGTGAATTTTATCAAAGCGGAAATGCCCTTTATGCTCCTATCGCTGCTCAAATGTATCCATCCACATTTACCACTGGTACGCAAGCCGACCAATGGATCAGAAAGGATTTAGAAGTTGATAGCGATAATCCAACAGTTATTCGAGCTGCTGGTATAAGAAATTTAAAGAAAAACGCATATCCGGCGCTGTCTTATATCGTTGATGGCTTTCTTGATGTTGAAATTGGGGATACTATCAAAATTTTTGATGACGCTTTTGTGCCTGCTCTACTTGTGTTAGCGAGGGTATCAGAGCAGAAAATCAGTTTTTCAAATCCCGCTAATAACAAAACTGTCTTTGCTAATTTTAAAGAATTAGAACGTAACTTATCAGCTGGTATCCAAGCAGCCTTTGAGCGACTTTTTGAGGCATCTAAGCCTTATCTTATCAAGCTATCCACAGATAACGGTGTCATTTTTAAAAATCAAGCTGGTCAAACGATTATAAATCCTACTTTGTACAAAGGTGGGAAAGTTATCAGCAATGATGTAACTTGGCGTTGGTCGCTTGATGGCAATGTCACAACTGGCATGACTTACACTGTAAAAGGGTCTAACGTGGCTAATACAGTTACTCTGACCGTCGCAGCATACATTGGCAATGATGAGGTTGCAGTTGATGAGATTACTCTTGTTAATGTGACTGACGGCAAGAATGGCGCTAAGGGTGACAAAGGGGAACGCGGAGAAAAGGGAGCGATAGACGAAGAGAAGCTCAAAGAAATCGAACAGAACATCAACTCAAAAGCCGATGGCACTTTAACCCAAGAGCAACTAAACGCTTTGAACGAAAAAAACAGTATTATGCGGGCTGAATGGGAAGCCAAAGCTAGTCTCGATACCTTAAACAAGGCAATAGCAGAGTATAAAAGATACACTCTGAAAAACGATAAAGACAAGGCGAAGTCGGAAAAAGATCTGATCTCTCTTAATCAACGACTAGTTGAAAATATTAGAAATTTAAAGGAATTAGCAGAGCGCTGGAACTTTCTTGATAAATATTTTCAAGTCGGGAACGAAGGTATTATCTTTGGTGAACAGAACGGAAATACCTGTGCAAAAATGAGTAATGATCGATTTTCGATATTTTCGGCAGGTACAGAAGTTATGTATATATCGCAAGGAACACTATTTATCGAAAATGGTATTTTCTCTAAATCGATTCAGATCGGTCGTTTTAGAGAAGAGCAGTACAATTTAAATCTTGACATGAACGTAATTAGATATGTAGGAGGTATTTAATGGCAAGAAGTAATTTTAGTGGCGCATGGGGGCATAACCTACAGCTAGAGGTCTTCTCGGCATGGAACGCACCGAACATCGAAGGGAACTTTTCGGTAGTTAATGTACAAGTGCGGTTAATTGCGAACGGTTATGCGGCTCTTTGGGGAGCGACAGGCAAGCTCTTGTCACTCAACGTTGGTGGTATTCGCGAGGACGCAAGAGTGGATATATCTATTTCGCAGGGACAGGTTAAGGCTTTATGGGCTAAAGATTATCTAGTTAATCATAACCCAGACGGCACTAAAAGCATTACTATCTCTGCCACTTTGCATGCCGACATAAGCAATTATGGTTCGGCAACTGCAAGTTTTAATCTACCGCTAACAAACATACCACGCGCCAGCTCCATCACAGCGCCTAATAGCGTGATAGGAAGTAATATTAACATCACGGTCAATCGTGCTGCCAATACCTTTAAACACGCGATAAGGTGTGCGTGGTACGGGAAGAATATAGTCATTGCTAATGATGTTGATACGAGTTTTGCTTGGACAATTCCGAAAGATTTCGCTAATGATATACCCAATTCAGAAAGCGGATGGGGTACGCTAATAGTCGAGACATATAGTGGCGGGAAGAAGATTGGTGAGAAATCAACAACTTTCACCGCAACCGTGCCAGATGATGTCAAGCCTAAATTGACCGGCTTTACCTTAACTGACACCAATACCGCAGCAGCTGGCGTTGTGCCGGGCGAGCAAGCCTTTATTCAAATCTTGTCTAATATTAAGGTCAATTTTGGGCAAATGACAGGCGCTTACGGCTCAACGATTACAGGTTATTACGCAGAAATTGTCGGCAAGAACCAGTCTACGACAACGCAGGGTGGTAGCTTGGGAATTATGAATTATTCGGGGAACGTGACAATTAGAGCTAGCGTGACCGATAGCCGAGGACGTACTAGTAACACGATTGAGAGAACGGTCAACATTCTAGAATACTTCGCACCAATTCTGAACATATCTGCTGCACGTTCGGGCGTGCAATCTAGCACTTTAACAATTACGCGCAATGCTAAAGTCGCCCCGCTAACCGTAAACGGTGTGCAAAAAAACCAAATGAAGTTAACATTTAAAGTTGCCAAATTTGGCTCGAATGATTATAAGGTTGACACAGGCTCAGCGGGTGGCACATGGACGACTGTATCTAGTCTAGTCAATTCAAACGCTAATTTACAAGGCGAGTATGCCGCTAACAGCTCTTGGACTGTACTGGGTATATTAGAAGACAAGTTCACAAGTAGTGAGTTCGCGGTTAATGTTGCGACCGAGCAAGTGGTGTTGTCTTATGATAGATATGGCATTGGTGTTGGTAAAATACGAGAGCGTGGAGCGCTTGACGTCAAGGGAAACACATATATTGACGGGTTCTTGCGGCATTGTATTGAACGGTCTGGTAACGTTAGCACGAACGACCTTATCGAAGGTGGTGACGCTTGGACGAATAAGGATACACCAAACAATGACTGGGGTGTCTTAGAAACATTTAAGATAGGTAACGTATCGGAAAAAGAAGCGACTCAACGTTTTACCCATAGGAATGGGGGTAAAGTCTGGTATCGTTATAGACATTATCAGACTGGCAACTGGACACCTTGGGTTGTGGAAGGAATCGACAATTTTTATCCTATTGGCTCTATCTACCAGTCCACCGCGCCAACTAATCCCACGACATTTATGGGTGGTGTTTGGGAACGTTTTGGTAACGGCAGGGTGCTAGTTGGCGTTGATGAGGCAGACGCAGACTTTAACACAGCTAATAAGACAGGCGGCGAGAAAACTCACACTTTGACAATTGACGAAATGCCGTCACACAGCCACAGACAATATGTTTCGGCTAACAACGGCAACGACTCGATACGTAGAGACTGGAGTTCTGACGGAGCTAGTAAAGCCTACGACCAAGGAATGAATACAGGCGCGGCTGGTGGAGATAAGCCACACAACAACTTGCAGCCTTACATCACAATATATCGCTGGCGCAGAACAGCGTAAAAAATCCCTTACTAGATAGAGGATAATATTTACAAAAGGAGGAAAAATGAAACTAGAATTTTTAAGTAAATCAGTAGACTATAAAGGCGGAGAACCTTACAAAACTCGTGTTGTTCTAGGTAACTCAGAAGGTGCTATTTATCCAGTGTTTTTTGCTCCGGACGCCATAGCAGAAGAAGCGGGCGTGCTGTACAAACGGGCAATGGATACCGTTTTGATGGAGAATTTTCCCGACAAGGGACAGAACGAGAAATTAAATAAAATCGACGAACAATTGGCAGAAAACAAAAAAGCTGCCGGAGACAATCAGAAGAAAGTGGCAGACATTAAAGCTTTGACAGATGTGTTGGTTTCTGTTGCTATATCTGTGCAGGGTGGTATGGATAGAACAGCATATTCTAAAGTTGCCGCCCTTATAGCTCCTCTTACGCAAGACAAACGTTACACAAACGGAGATATTGTGGCTATGCCTTATCCGTTTGATGCAAATCCAAAATGGCCGCAAGGGGTAGCGACTATTTTTAAATTCACCACTCGCGAAGGTGATGGATATACGTACAAGGGACAAAGTGTTGAAGAAATGCTGCAGAAAGGTTCTTTGAGTGTTGTTATGCCAAAACTTAATTAAATTTTGAAAGGAGGACATATGCCAGAAAAAGAGCTTATGCACTGGCTTATCACGGTTGTTTTTCCTGTGCTGGTTACGGGTGCTAGTTTTTATGTAGCATCAAAAAACCGCACGGCAGACCTAGAACACAGACTGACAGAGCTTGAGGTTATTAATCGGCAACAGGAGAAAACAATCGATAGTCACAATAGACGACTTGATAAGCAGGAAGAAGAACAAAAAATCACGTTAGCTTTGGTTGAGCGCATTGATAGTCTTAGTCGTAATATTAGCGACTTAAAAAACGATATGAGCGAAATCAAGGATACCATCGGAAAGTTATAAAGGAGTAAAACATGCAACAAATTTTAATTACAGCAGGGATTGTCGCCCCCATAATTTCAGCGATTGTGAACGTCGTTAAGACACAGTTTAAACTAAATGGAAAGCAAGTATCTACGTTAGCTCTCGGTTTGGGGATTATTGTAGGCCTTGCATACGCAGCAACTATTGTACATGGTGATTATGCTGCGTATGGTTGGGGCGGGCTAATTGCCGGCTTATCTGCCATCGGTTATTACGAACTGGCTTTTAAAAATAAAAAAGGAGACGCGGCGGATGACACAGAAAAAGAAAATTAAGCAGCTTTTAGCTCTTGTTACAAT